ATCAACATCTAATCCCTCACATATTTGATACATTTCATTTGCAAATGATACTTTAGTAGCTAAAAAAGCATTAGTAACATATTTAACCATTTCAGCATAAGTTGAATCCGTTTTTATAATTGATGCTTTAGGAAACACTTTAGAAAATATTGGTTTTAACTTAGTAGTAGCTTTTCTAGGCCCACCTAATATAATTCTGGTTTGGTTTTCATAATCATCAACTGCATTAGCTTCAGTTAAAAACTCAGGGTTAAATACAATATCAATATTGAATTTTTTATTCCAATCTTTAGTTGTACCAGGTACTATAGTAGATTTAATTATAGCCGTTTTAGCTTTACTATGTTTATCTACAAACGCTAAAGCTTCCTCAACTATTCCTATATGACATTTACCTTCTTTATCCATTGGAGTAGGTAAACAAATAAATATATGATCACACTGGCATACTTCTTCCATAGAAGCATTACAAAGCATAGCCTGTATATCATATGTTAATACTTTATAATAATTTTTAAATTTTTGGTAAACTGCATTACCAACAAAACCTTGTCCTATTATTCCTAATTTCATAAATTTATTATTTTATTGCCAAAAACTGTAAATTCCTTTATCTAATTCATACTTAGGCCATACAAATTGATTTCTCATAGGTTGGTGTTTTACCCAATCCCACATTTTACCTAGACCTTCTTCTAAATCAGTTTTATGTTCAAAACCTAATATATCAATTGATTTTTGCCATGTAGGGATAGCATGTTTTACTTCATGTCTAGCTTCAAGATACTCAATATGAATATTACCACCTAAAACATCAACTAAAGTATTAGCAGCATCTAATATTGAATATTCTTTAATACCACCTAAATTAATTATTTCTTTACTTGCTTCTGGTCTAACAGCTGCATTCCATAATGGCTCTAATGAATCATCTATAAAACTAAATGCTCTTGTTTGTAAACCATCTCCAAATATAGTTAGTGGTTGACATTTTAAATATTGATACATCCAAATACCAAGTACGTTTCTATACTTATCCCAAATATTTTGTTTAACACCATAAACATTATGAGGTCTGATTATACAATAATCTAGTCCATGTTGTTCATTGGCAATTTGAATATCCATTTCACAAGCATATTTTGCTACTCCATATGGATCAATTGGTGCTTGTTGTTGATTTTCATCAAATATACCTCCATCACCATGACCATAAACAGCTAGTGTAGACGTAAATACCAATCTTTTAACATCAGCCTTTATACATTCATTAACTATACGGGCTGTTGATTTTAAGTTGTTATCATAATTAAAGGTACGTATAAAAGGTGATAACCCTTCAGCAGCATAAGCAGCAAAATGAAATACATATTCAATATCATGTAAATCAAATATATGTGCAATATCATCCGTTGCTAAATTATTTGTATATAACTTAACATCATTATGAACATTTTCTACATAACCACCACTTAAATCATCAATACCAACTACATTGTAATCTGTATTGTCTATAATCCAATCTGCTAGTCTACTACCTAGTAACCCAGCTACTCCTGTAATTAGTACATTTTTATCCTTCATAATGTGGATTTGCTGTTAATAAAATACCATTACTAGTATGATATCTTTTAATTTTAGTTAATTGATATATATTAACATATTTTTCAATTATTTCTTTAATACCTTTATAATTACAATCATCAAAAGCAATAAATTTAGGATTTAAAGCTAAAGCTATTCTACAATCTCTTTTAATTGATGCTGGATCTTTATCCCCATCAATATAAATTAAATCAAATTTATTAGTCCATGCTTTACTATATTCATGTAAAATACCATCATGGTGTATTTTAATAAAAGTAAAACGACCACCTTTCATAGCTCCCTGAATTTTTCTTGAATTTTGTTTAACTATTTTATCAGAATATTTATCAACACTAATAATTTCAGCTGATGGAGCTGCATGAGCCCACATTGCTGCACTTGTTCCTCTTGTAAATCCTAATTCTAATATTCCTTTAGGTTTTGTTTTGCTAACTATATCCTTTACTGATTGATAGGATTCAACCAATAATTCACCTGTTGCTACAGGTCTTGGTGTATATTTTAACTCTCTTAAAAAGTTATTTATAACGTTAATATCATGTTCCATATTTTATTCCTTTTATTATTTGTCCGTTTTTAGGGTTATGTGATAAATTCTCAAATAATTGTGGTGCAATACCCCATTTATACATAAATAATTGAGCAGCTGGTCCTTCTGTTGCCTTAAATCTTTCACCTTCTTTTCCATTTTTAGTAGCTGAACTACCAAAATGGTATAAATGTGCTTCATGTGTTCTAGTAAACCCATTACCATTTAGATCTAATTTTAAGAAGAAATCCCAATCACATATAAAGGGTGATTTATACATAGTATCAAATCCACCTACAATCATATAGTTTTTCTTATATATTGCAAACGGAAAAATACCACCATCAATTGTTAGAGAATCTTTTTTAATTGTTTTTTCATATTCAATAAATTCATCATATTTGAATTCATCTGGGTTGCGTCCAAAGTCTTTAACTGGAAAATCAAATATACCTGGTCCTGTAGGTTCAATTTGGTTTAAAGTTAAAACACTATTTTCCTTAAGGTTATTATGAATAGCTGTATCCCAACCACTACATAATACATTATCATCATTTATAATAAATATTTTTTCATTATTAGCATTCATAACAGCTAAATTAAGAGCTGTTTGCATGCCCTGGTTTTCACCTAGGTCTAATATTGAAATATCATTAATAAAATCATCCAGAACATCTCTGGATTCTTCTATAAATCCGTCTACAGCAACAATAATCTCATTTTTATCTGTTTGCTGTTCAACAGCTGATTTTAAACATAAATGTAAATAATCAGGATTTCTGTATGTTGGTATAATTAAACTTATCATATTTTGTTCCAATTTGTTAGTGGTGATAACCAAGCAGATTCACAATGTGTTGAATAACCTGGTACACTACTTAATACACTTACTTGTTTTGTTTTAACTAATTCACTAAATAAACCGTATGAATCAGTTATACTATTACTAGAGTATTTTAATAATAATAAATGATCATCTACTAATCTTTCAACGGTACAAGCAAAACTCATAACTGTGCTATTAGTCAATTTCCAATGTACGGAATCTGTTTTAATTAACCTAGTAACTTCACCATTTTGTTCAATTTGAGGATTACCTCCTTCATTAGCATTAAGATACTTATCTGGGTGATCATATAATGTAACATATAGTGGTGTTAACTGAACACCTTCTTTTATTAATTGTGCCGAATTTGGTTTATGTAAGAAATCATCTTCTAATAAATAAACTATCTCACCAGTATTATTTTCTTCTACTGCTAATTCTAAAGCATCTCTAAACGTACCTGCTCCAGTACCGTTTTCTACTTCAATTAGTCTTAATTTTTTATCTAAAACAAATTGTTTAGTTTCATCATTTAAAGTATCACCTATAACTGTTATATTTTCTAAACCAAATTCTTTAATACAATTTTCTAAACAATGCTGTTTTGTAGCGTTTGGAATTTTCTTTTTAGATATACCTGCTTCAAAATTAGATAGCCTGTAATATACTTTTACAGCACCTTTAGTATCTCTAGGTTTAACAACACCTAAACCACAACTACCAAAGAAACCATAATGCTCATAATTCTCATATTCAAAATATTTTTCAAATGCTTCACGTTCAGTAAATGTTTGGTGTTTTAAATTTTCAACTAATGAAATATAACTTTTAGCTGTAGATAATGATTTAGGTGAAAAAGACCATTCATGATATAAATGTAAAGCATTAGGATACATTTCCCTTAATTTATTAGCTACTGGGAATGTAAATTCTCTTTCATGACTACCATCAGTAAATGTTAAATCAATATTAATTTTACTATCAAACTCATTTAAATATTCTAATGCATCTTTAGGATATGTAGGTACAATAATTCCTTTATCAACATATTCATTAAAGTAATCTATTCTCCATACAGTATCAGGATCTTCATGTCCTTGTCCTGGATTTTCTTTAACATCAACAGTGTATACTTTACCTTCACCATTCATTTCTAATGCTTTAGCTATGATTGATGTTGAACATCCACTTGCAAAACCAATTTCTAATACGTTTTTAGGTTTTCTAGTTCTAATATATAAATAAATAACTTTACCTTCATTATAATCTACTGCTCCAGCACCAGCCCAACTTCCATTTCCACCTGACGATTGAGTTTTTACTTGTTCAAAATAACCATTATCCCAAAATTCATTATACTCTTCTTGTAATTGATCTACATCACCAAATTCTTTTTCTAATTGTTGAACTATTTTTAAGTTAAATGCCTGTTCCGTTCTTAATGTTTCTAATAATTTCATAAGGTATCGTAATAATCGTTTTGTTGTTCTTGTCTTTTAATTCCTTTGGGATGATATAAAGCAAATGATTCTGACATTGGTAATGTAGCATAATGATTAAACCCACTTAGTTTTTCATGTACTTTATTTACCCATTTTACTTCAGGAACATTTCTCCAAAGTCTCCACTGATAATCAGGCCAATTAACCCAATCATTTTCATCTACTCTCCATCCCCATTTTTCAATATGTTCCTGAGTTAAACCCTGAACCGTATTAACTCTAGGTACTAACATAACATCTATCTTTTCATTTGAATCAATAATTTTATGTAAATTTTCAATTAACCATTGATTTGGAATTTCATCTGCATCTATTTGAAATATCCATTCTCCACTACATAAAGTAGTTAGGTAATTTTTCCAATCAGCAAAATGGTTTTTAAATGTTTTAGCTTTATATTTAATATTAGGTTCACCTCTTAATTCTGATAATACATTCCATACTTCAGGTGTGCCATTCTTTTTATCAAATAAAATAACTATTTCATCATTTTCATCTTTATATTTCAATAAAAAATTAAGTAACTTAGTTATTTCATCTAACTCATTACAAACTGTTATGGCATAACTTACTTTCACTATTTACTTGGGTTTGTATTAACAGGTTGAGGATTAGGTAAAATATTTAAATATGATAACGCCTCCATATAATCTCTTTCACTAAAATGTTGAATTGTAGACATATCCATTCTATATTTTTGATTTTCAACTTTTTTATCTTCTTCATTTTCAATGGCAACTGATTTAACTGCAGCCCATCTCCAATTATCAGCTCCAGATCCATCAGCAAATACCATTCCTACTTCTGGTAGGTTAATTGTATTAGGTAGCCAGACTAATTCTGTTTCTGGGTCTTTCCATAAAATATCTTTATATAATTCAGGTAATTCACTCATTTGAGCTTCAAAGAATTCCTCACCTTCTTTCATTAAACTATTAGTCCAAAAACCACAAGATAAACTTAAATAATTTGTTACATTATTATTTACTTCAACTTTATAACATAAGTCTCCTCCTGATTTAGGGCAGTCTATTATTTGATCGTATTGCATATTAATTAATTTTAGGTAAATTTACTGCCTGTGTATTTATATTTTCAGGCATTGTAAACTGAGCTTGTTGAGGTTTAGATTCAAATTGAGGTAAATTGTGTGTTAAAATATTATTAATTAATTCACCCATTTTATCTAATGTAAAGGTTGTTTTTACATAATGACCTTGTTGTTTACCTTTAACAGCCCATTTTTTATAATTTGTATAAAATTCTTTCATGAATTTTTTAGCATGACTTAAACTAGGTTTAAACCATTGTGCTTCTTCTTTTAACCAATTATTAGCAGCTGATTTATGAACCTTTTCAAGTTCACCTGGAATTAAAGCTGTGTAAGCTGGATTTAGAAAATCTAATTGACCTGACCATCCAGAACATATAATTGGTTTTTTACTTAAACTAAATTCTAATAATGGTCTACCAAATCCTTCACCTTTAGTAAGTGATATCATAGCTTTTACTTTAGGATGATTATATAATTCATTTAATTGTGAATTACTTAATTCGCCTGTAATTAAATAAACGTTTGGTAAATTATCACTATTAATTGTTTTTTTAATTTTATTAATTTTATTTAATACCGCATCTTCACTCATATAGCTATCCTTACCTATAGAACATTTTAGTATTAATCCAGGTGCATTTTTCTTACCTTTAAATGTTTCATAAAATTCCTTAATCATTAATGCTACATTTTTTCTATCATGTCCTATTTCACCTTGCATCCAATGACCTACAAATAGATAATTAAATGATTCTTTTACAGATGATAAATCAAAATCTACTTTAGGTAAATGTTTATAAGTATCTATATCAGCACCTTCAAATACTACATGAATAGGTTTTTGATTAAAAATAGTTTTAACTAAAACATTATTATGTTGGTTACGTTGTTCAAATCTATTAGATTCAAATACTTGTTTTGCGTGTTTAGAAGACACCCAATTCATATCCATTCTATTTAAACCTTCAATCCAACTAGGATCACACTGAGTACTTTCAATTCCAGCTGTTGCTCCAATATTATACTCTCCTACAGGTGAAAATTCACTTGGAATAGTTACTTGCATCCATATTTGTGGTTTTTGACCTTGTTGTAAACCATCAATTTTATGTTTTAGTAAATATTTCCATTCAGGATGATCATCACAAAAACCCCAAGCTGTATTACCCCACATTTGTGGTATTAGTTTAACATTATATTTGTCTAATTTAATTATTGCTTTAATTAAATCCCTTGCTCTTGCCCCATAACCACTATAAGTGTCAAATGGTGAACTAATTACAAATTCTGGTTTATTCATTAGTATAATAATTTATGATTTAAAAACTTACCTTTATATTCTGTTGCATTGACAATGTCATAAGTGTTTCTTGGTTCCCAAACCTTAAATAACTCATCAAATGCTTCCATTACTCTCTGTCCTTGATATTTAGCTGTAAAACCGGCTTCTTCAGATAAACACCATTCTCTACCTTTTTTACCTCTTTCTTTTAATTTAGTTCTACCTAGATCATAACATTCTTTAATTCTTTCAAATGCATCCTCCCATTTTGCTCTATCATCATAGATATAAGGTGTTGGAGGTGAACCTTGAATTGATCTACTTGTTGGATAAACTGGAAATACCCATTCACCATGTTCTTTATAGGTACCTCTATGGTTAGAAGGAACTTCAGGGCTAGGTGTAAACCATTCTCCGTTTTCATCTACAAACCTCATTTGATCTTGCATACCACCAGTTACATTAGCAATAATAGGAGTTCCAGCTAACATTGCTTCTGTTATTGTTAATCCCCATCCTTCATTAGATGTTAATAATATTTGTACATCAGCTATATTATATAAGAAATTCAGTTGTTGTCTTGATAATTTAGCTATTGAAAATATTACAACATTTGGATAATCTTCTTCAAATAAATACTCTCTTATTGCCTCTAAATCTGTTCCAGCATCTGAAACAATTTCAGTATGAAGTAAAAATCTACATTTTTGAGCTTTATCCTTAGGTAAAGTATCTAAAAACGCTCTAAATGCTATCATAGCATCTGGAATTTGTTTTCTACGAATATTTCTTGAATTGAAAAACATAACAAAATCCACTTCTTGATTATGGAATATTTGTTTTCTAAAAGCCAACATTTGCTTATGTGTATCTGAATCCTCAGGAATTGGGTAGTAGGATTCGATATCTGTTCCTGCTTTTAATCCATGAGGAACATATTTAAACACTCTTTTACTATTATCACAATCAGCTAATACTAATTTATTTATATTAACTGTTTGTTTTGAGATACCCATTAATAAATCACATGCTCTATAAAACGGCTTATTATAATGAGGAGCAGGATAATCATCCCAAATATTTAAATAAGTAATAGGACAATGTTTTCTAATCTCAGCTTCCATAGAAAATATATACCCAAAATATCTAGGATCTGTTATTAGCATAAGTGCATCTGGTTTTTCAGCTTTTATAGCTGATCTTAATATTTGCTCATTACCATATTGATCAACACAGAAAACTCTAACGTCTGAATCATTAATATTAGCATGATTATTTACATCATTACTTATATCAAATAATTTACCTGCATCTGGATGTTTTATTGCTCCACCTATATTTAGCCAATTAAAATGATGTGCTGTTGCTAGTATTATTTCTTTTGCCACTGTGGCAACACCAGAATGAACTCTAATATCATCACATACTAGCATTATTTTCTTCCTTTTGTCCTTAGGAAGGTGTTTAAAACTTTTATTCATAAGATTTATTATTTTATAATTCTAAATTAGTTTGATTAGTAATTTTCTTTCTAAAATCTTCGTCAGTAAGATACAAAAAGAGACTACGGTCTGCAAGTTTTTGAAACGAAAATTTTCTTCTTACACACTCTACTTTAAAATCATTAAATAAATCGGTTTTTACTTTAACACTGGTTAGTGTCATAGGTTTTTTAACGCTCATAATTTTTATTTTTTATAACATTATATTTGTCTATACATATATGAATATTTATCAAAAACGACATTTTATTCACAATACCCACACGTACATGGGTAATTTTGTTCTTTTATTTTTCCTTGAGAATTAAACACATAAGACATAAAATCATCAACATATTTTTTTGCCTTGTTTAATTTTATTTTGCCACTAGGTGGAGAAAATTCTTGTATTCTTGTTTGTTGCCAATCACTTTCTTCCCATAATTTCCTTTTAACTATAAAAAACTTAATATAAATTTTATCTAAAGGAATGTTATACAACTCAGAAAAATATTTTTTATATAATATTAATTGAAATTGTTTATTTTCATCTTTTTTCATCTTATCATGCCACCCTCTAGTACTAGTTTTAATGTCAATAATTTCAAAAGTATCTGAATTTTCATTATATAAGACAACATCAATCATTCCCTTAAATAATAAATTATTTAACATTTTATTTGGCGTACTAATTACAGGTAATTCTATACCTACCAAATAAGTTCCTCTTTTAGAAAAATATCTACTTATTTTCTTTTTAAAGAACTCTAAAATTGCTACTCCATCTTCAAAAAACTCTCTCATTTGTACTGCATCTGAGAAATGTTTTTCGTTATTTTGCTTATACTGTTTTTCATAGGCCTTAATATATTTCTCCTGAAATATTGATTCTAAGTCTAATTTATTAGCAGCAACTTTTGATTTATCATAAAATACAGTTAAATATTCCTGTATTACTTCGTGTATGGCTATACCAAAAACAAGATATATATTAGCTTCTCTTTGACTAATTTTCTCTTTATATTGCAACATCCATTTTCTCTGGCATTGCTTAAACATTGATATTTGAGAATAAGATATATTCTTTTGATAAGAGTAGTCAATGTCTTCAGGAGGATTATTTCTAATCTCCTTAACTATTTTTGGTATTTTCTTCGCCATTATTTCTTCTTAACTCCAAATTTACTAAACTTATACCAAGCTCTTTCGTGTAGGAAGTAAAGCACCATTTTGGAAATAACTTCTATTCCCCCTATAGCCAAACCTGCTTCCCAAGAACCCGTTATCAGTCCTGAAATTATTATTGTGTCTAGTGTACCTAAAATTCGCCATGTAACTGTTTTTAATATGTGTCTTTTATAACTTACCATCCTTACGCATTTGTTCTCTTATTTTTGTAGCTGATATTTCTTCTACATCAGTTGGAGGTACATGCTCAATTATCTCATATCCAACCCCTCTACCATAATTTACTGATTCAATATCGGGTATCAACATAATTTTAACTCTACCTTCGTCAATTAAATCACCTAAATTAGTAGATATAGTTCTATACACTTGTGTTGATGTATATGGATTTTTTTCATCTGGTTCTACGTCTCTAATACAGATTAATACGTTTTTACCTTCATTTAAACGCTGGTCTATTAACCATCGATGACCTTTGTGCCATGGTTGCCATCTACCAATAAACATTGAGTATTTCATAATATTCCTTGATCTCTATTTAAATTTATTGCAATTGCCCTTTTACCTGGTTTATTAGGGTCCATATCATTAATTAGATATCTAGGACCTCTTTCTATCCCCATAATTAATCTATCAAAAGGAACATTGTTAGTTACTAATTCTTTAACTGTATGATTATATAACCAATCTGGTCTAGCTGTTGTTAAAATAATCATGTGACCCTGCTCTTTCACTACATTTAAAAATTCTAATGTTGATTCAATAACTTCAGCATCACTTGTTTGATATGTTTCAAATTTGCGGTATTTGAATATAGTCCCATCTATATCACAAAAATATGTATTTTTCTTTTCCATTATAAGTAATCTAATATGTGTTTTAGTGATTGTTCAGGTGTATCATAAGTAGTATCTACATCAATATACTTTTCATTTGGTGATTGATATCCATTCACATGGTAATCTTCCCTACCTCTTGAATTATCAGGATCATAAGAATTATAATGTACATAAATTTCCTTAATTTGCCAGTCTAATGATTTTTTAAATTCTTCTCTTTGATCCAAATAAGGAGATACTAAGGAAACAATTACGTCTTTACCTTGATTATGTAAATAATGAGCTATTTTTTGAGCAGCATCTATATTAGCTATTCTACCTTTTATAGAATAATCTTTATTAGAAAATAATTCTCTCATTTCATCCCCATCAATTCTATAAGCATGAGGATATACTTTTTCTTTAAGTAAATCAGCAAGTACAGTTTTACCTGAACCTGGTTGACCTGTAAACCAATATATCATTTATTTTTTCCATTTGTTACGGCCTACTAATAGACCAATTATACCATAATTAGCTATGTCTATAAAAGTATCTTCCATACCTTCACCTCTAACATAATTTTTACCATTAACTAATAAATTTTTTAATCTACTTATTTTATCAGTTAATCTAATTGCTAATCCTGTTAATGAAAACTTTTTATCATCTTCATTATGAATAATATCACCTCCTAGGGCTATATTATTTAAACCATAATCCATGTGCTTTGCAGCAAACATTTCATACATTTCTAATCCTATCCTTTTATATTCTTCTGCTAATTCAGGATATTCTGTTTCAAATACTTCTACAACACCAATTCCATCTATAGTTTGTGGTTTAGAAGCTTTTTCCATTTGCATTTCTTCGTATTTCTTTCTAGAATCGCTCATTTTTTCTTTTATTTGTTGATAAGGTTTACAATAATGATTCCACCAGCTATGTGCTAGCTTGATCCTCTCGTCTTCCGTCATTAAACTATTTCTCTTGTATTGAAATATTTCTCAAGTATCTCTAATCTTTCCTCTGCTGAGGCAAGTAATTTAAGAGATTCTTCACAATTATCCCAATAATCTTTAGTTGAATGATCACCAATACCTGCTGGGTGTCCAGTAAGTAGTTTAATACTAGCTAATGCCTTTGTTTTATCTGCTTCAGCACTAGCTCTTAAAAAGTTGTATACTTCTATATTCATTTTAGTAGGGGTTTTATTTCTTTTTTATCTAATCCAATATTAGTCAATATACGAAGCACTTCATCATTTCCCAAAAAACTTAAATAATCTTTTACTTCTCTTTTTGAACATTCCCAGTATTGACTTAGATATTCAAGTAAAGTTTCATTACGCTTTTTAATATTAGACTTAATATATTTATTCCATTTATTATTTTTAGGAATATATTCTCTATAAATTGAATATATTTCCTTTTTACTAGTTGGAGGTAATGCTTGTGCTTCATTAACTAATTCCAAATAATCTGGGTTCATAGACATAAATCTATGAATCATATAGCTATTCCAAAGTTCCCAATCCTTATCTGTAAATGAATCGGGATCTTGTTTTAGGGAATTTATTTGTTTAAGCCAATCCCAGATATTTTTCATTAAGCTAATTCATCTTTTAATTCCTCTCTTAATTCAACAGGTATACCTTCACCTAATATTTTATTATTAGTTGGGTCATAAAATACAGGAATGGGCATAATAGCATCATTATCTGTACCTGCTACAAATTTGGATATCTTTCTTAAGATAACTCCTGATTTAAAAATACTTCCACCTTCAGAATTAGTAATTCCTTCAGTAGTTTTTAGGTCCACGTTTAATCGTGGTTGTTGTGGTTGATTTTCCATCTACTTATTATTTATTAAATTATTAATTAAACTCATTACATTTATCTCTTTATCAATTCTAAAATTAGCTTTATATTGATGCTCATTAATTAGAAAAGCTGCTGTACCTGATTTGCCAGGAAGATATTTGTCAGCATTATCGTATAAAAACCTAAATACTTCTTCGAAATCATCTACATTTGAATCTGCTATGATTTGTCTAATAGTATTAAATTTAGGTTTTGGTTTCTTTAGTTCTTCTAAAATTGCAGACAAGTAACTAGTACCTACAAGTAAAGAATCATCAAGCGCTAGTTGACCCTTATTACTACTTGATTGGATAGTGTTAAGCATCTTGCGTAAGTCCGGATAGAACTTATTAACGATTTTACCAATGGCAGTTGGTTCGTAACCTATGCTTTCATTATCACAGATACTAGCTAAATGTACTGCTACTTCTTTTTTAGTTGGTGGAACAACTTTTAATGTTTGGCATCTAGATTGTAAAGGATCAATAACCCTTTCTATATAATTACATGTCAAAATAAATCTAGTTGTTCTAGAATACGTTTCAATAATATTACGGAGAGAAGCTTGTGCTTGTATAGTAAGAAAATCTGCTTCATCCAAAATAACTACTTTAATTGGTTTAAAGGATGATACGGAAGCAAAACTAGAAACCTTATCTCTAATTGTTTCAATACCTCTTTCATCTGAGGCATTAATGTAAACATGATCACAATCAAGATTTTTAACTATTAACTTAGCTAATGTAGTTTTACCTGTACCAGCAGGACCATAAAACAAATAATTTTGAATATCATTTTGTTCTAGTTGTTTAGCAATTGAACTTTTTAAGTTATCATTACCAACATAATTATCTAATGTTACTGGTCTGTACTTCTCGTTAAGTAAACTATTGTCCGTATTCGCCATACAATGAATATAACTTTTGTTTTGGTTTTTCTACTATTTTCTCAGTTGCATTAATAGCATATAAAGCACTTTCTAATGGCTCTAATCTATAATTACCTTTGAATCCCGTTTTAACCATATATGCCTCTAAAGCTTCAGTTAAATTAGGATGCACAGGACCATCTGGTTCATTTGCTACTAATCTCCATTTATCTCCTGGAGGTACTCTTCGTGCAATTAATACGTTTTTTTCTTCTATTATTGTTTTATCCATAATATCAATTTAATAAAAATTATTTACTATCCCAAGAAATTACCACCATAAGTGTTATTTTCTAATCCACCAGTTTGACTTGCTTTAGCACTATCATTTTCTTTATCTTGTGTAATAGTACATTCAGTTAATAATACAGTTCCCGCTACTGAAGCTGCATTTTCAAGTGCCAATCTAGTTACTTTAGTTGGATCAATAATACCTGCTTCTTTCATATTAACTGTACTATTAGCTTCAATATCAAATCCTAACCATTGATCATCACCAGAATTTATCATTCCATCAGCTATAATTTTAGCACTAACTTCTTCATGACCAGCATTAACAAGTATTTGATTAAATGGTTTTGCACATGCTCTTTTAACTATTTGAGCACCAGTGGTTTTAGCTTCTAAACCTGATGATGCATATAATAATGCTGTTCCACCTCCTGGTACAATACCTTCTTCAATGGCAGCTTTTGTAGCATGTAAAGCATCATCAACTCTATCTTTTTTCTCCTTCATCTCTGTTTCAGTATTACCTCCAACATGAACAATAGCTACACCACCTACAAATTTAGCTAATCTATTTTGTAGTTGTTCTGTTTCATATGGTGTTTTAGCTTTATCAATTTGCTTTTGTAACTCTTCAACTCGTTTTTCTATTGCCTCAGCTGTACCTTTTCCATCTACAATTGTAGTTTGATCTTTAGTTACTGTTACTGTTCGTGCTTCACCAAACCAATCCCAACTAAATTTATCAAGTTTCATACCTTTTTCTTTACTGAATACTTGACCTCCAGTTGTTATTGCTATATCTTCTAATACTAATTTTCTTCTTTCCCCAAATTCAGGTGATTTAACAGCACATACATTTACTGTACCTCTCATTTTATTTACAATTAATGTTGCTAATGCCTCATTATCAATATCTTCAGCTATAATAAGTAATGATTTACCATTACTAGATACTGCTTCTAATATTGGTAATAATTCTTTAACTGAATTTAATTTTTGATCTAAAATTAATACTGCTGGATCAGTTAAAACAGATGACATTGTATTATTATCTGTAACAAAATAAGGTGATTTATAACCTCTATCAAACTGCATACCTTCTACTGTTTCAAGATAAGTATCCCCTGTTTTAGACTCTTCAATGTGTACTACTCCTTCTAAACCTACCTTATCAATTGCAGTAGCAATTAATTTACCAGTTTGAGGATCATTATTAGCTGATATAGTAGCTATTTGTTCTAATTGTCCCTCTTCAGATATATCTTGAGATATATGTTTTTTAAGATTTTTAACTACTTCTTTAACTGTATTATCAATATCTCTTTTAATTTGAACTGCATTTTCCTTATTATCTAAAGCAGTTAAACCTCCTTCTACCATTTCTCTAGCTAATAAAGTTGATGTTGTTGTACCATCACCTGCTTTCTCAGCTGTCTTTACGGCTGCTTGTTTAATTAAAAGAACACCTAATTCTTCTTGTGGGTCAGCTAATACTATGTTTTTAGCTACTGTTACCCCATCTTTAGTTGATATAGGAAACTCAGCTGATCCTCTAAATATAACTGCATTTCGTCCATTTGGACCTAGGGTTGATACAACTGCATCTGCTAGTTTATTAATCCCTTTCATTAATCCCTCTCTTGAGGTTTTACCAAAGTGTATTTTTCTTTCCATTTTAAATATCGGTTAAATCGTTAATTTCTTGTTTAGTTAATTTCTCTTCTGTATCTCTTAATGCTTGTGCAATTTGAGCTTCTGTAGATACTCTTGCCAATATTTGGTTTTCAGGTCCAACATAATACTCTTCACCATCAAATGGTAATTTAGTAAAACCTTGAGTTGGTAAAACAACCATATCTCCTACTTTAACAACCATAGGAATTAATTTCCCAGTTGCTGTATATCTACCTTCTCCAATTGCTACAACTTCACCAAATTCGTTTTTTTCTTTACCCATATCAGGAACAATAATGTTTCCGTATAGTTGTTCTTCATTTTCGACTGGTTTAACGATAACCGCGTCAAATAATGCTTCTAGTTTATTTGCCATTTTCAATATAATTTTTAATATTATTTTCTATTTGTTTATACTTGTTTAAAAAATCATTTAATGATGTATGATGTTCTTTATCATGCAATTGGTCTTGGGTTATTCTATTTAATGCTTGCCCAAAATTAGCATGAAATGTGAGTGCTTTAGTATACTCTTTACTTTTACCATTAGATCTAAAGTGATCTGCATTAGATTGAATTCTTTGATTCACTGTATAACAGTTATCATCCTTTGTAATGAAATAAGGTTCCATACAAGGGTCTTCAATTAGTGTAAGGGATTTTAGTTTCCTTGCCATATATAGTTTTTAAGTTGATTATACATCAATATACGAAAAAAACACTGCTAGGACACGTTTTTTTAATGAAACTTATTACTTAATTTTAATTGATTTTGGTTTAGCTTCATCAGCTAAAGGTATAAAAATATCTAATTTACCATTTGCTAAAACAGCATCAATACCTCCCAAATTAAATTTAGGTGCTATTTTGTATCTTAAATCAAATGATTTTTTAGATAAACCATGATGAATCATCCCTGGATGAATTTTATCATCTTCTGGTTTTTTATAACTTATTTTTAATATATCCCCTTCAATATCCATTACGATGTCTTTTTTAGTAAGACCTGTACAAGCAACTTCAAAATGAAGTCCTGTATCGTCAAAGAAAATATTTACGGGATGTGGTTGTTTGAATTGTCCAACAGGTTGAAATGTGCTGTCAGATTTAAAGTGGTTCCTAAATAGGATATCGAAAGGACTTAAATGCCTTTCTAAGATTTCTAATGTACTCATATCATTTTATTTTTGTGAGGCCGAAGCTCTCGGTTAATTAATTTTAAAACATAACTCGTGCCCTAGCTACGTGTTATTTTATTATACATATATGATAATAAGGAAAAGTTACTTCTCCAAGCTATCTTGTAAATTTTTTTCTGTTTCTTCGTCCATAAATGCTGCCCATTCTCCAATAGGACAACTAGAAGACATTGATCTTACTTTTAAATTTAATATACATCCACAGTCTTTACAACAAGGTGCTGTACCGGGTACTGCACAATAAGTTCCTACTGTATCAAAATTTCTACAGCGTGTACAGATGTCCCATCTTATCTTAGCTATTTCTTCTACTTCTGATTTTGTGAATACCTTATTTCTGATGCCCTCAAATATTTGAGGCATATTACCAAAGGCATTGATTAATTTATTAAGTCGGCTCATCTTGACGTATAAAATATTCGCTTGTTAATCCATCGTTCATAAATACGAAATAACTCCACCCTACATTAGATATTTTCATTGTGCAAGATTCCATATCTTTATTTGCATCTAATATTCTTTTAAACATATCAGAATTATATATTACTGAATCCACAATATTATTTGTAGTAGCGGGCGCATTAAAAACAATTTTATTAGAGAAACTATTATTATCGCCAAACTTAAATTCACATACATCATTACCATCTAAATCTTTTTGAGATGAAATCATCATTTCATTAACATCTCCTAAAGCATTTTTTGCCTTAAGCAAATTATCAATATCTACATTTGATAATGTCATTTCTAAATCATACCCTTCTTCAGGGTGTTCTATCCAGGATTCTTTTCCAAACATTGTTTTATCTGATAATGAAAAAGATAAATCAAAATTTTCATCTGCTATAAGTAATTTAGTGTATATTACTGTATCCTGAGCTGTATTTGTGTGTTTTTCCAGTGTTAAAATTAATTCGCCATTAGTAATTGCTATTAATTTTTTTAATTTATTAGTATCAACCATGCATATATGACCATCCTCTAGTTGAAAATCATTTAAATGTACCTTAGAATTAAGACCACTATCATTAATATAAACAGTAAGTGTATTATCTTTAACTCTCCATTTAGCTTTTTGATATAAACCTCCTAAATTGTATTTAGATATAAATGATTGTAATGTACTTTTGCTTATCATAACTATAATATACGTAATTTATTTTATACTTCAAAGCTTTTTAATGCATTTGTATATGGATTTAAATCTAATTTCCATTCCAAATCACTAAAAAACCCTTCTAATTTATTCAGTAATATTGAATTAAATATTTTTTTCCTATCAGCATACTTTTCAAGAAAATCCCTAATTTTATCTGGTATATCATAGGGTAAAAATGCTAAAGCTTCAATCTGATATGGATTATCAATTAAATAAACCCATTTTACTTTACTAGCATCTGTTATCTGATTATGTTTTTTATCTAATTTCCAAAGTCTTAATAAATCATTATACTTAATAGCTGCTCTAACTGCTGCTGGTGCTCCACTTTTTCTAAAATTACCTAATACAGATTTAGTTTTAGTTTCTACTTGTATAATTTCAGTAAATATTTCTCCTGCTTTAGGTTTACTACCTACATACTTTGTTAAGTTTTTTACTCGTGTTGGGTTTCCTAATTCTACTAGCGGAATATCTCCACTAAGAATTTGTTTTTTAAATACCTTAATTTTATCTAAAATATTTTGGTGGGTAGCTCCTTTTAGTACTTCTTCTAATATTTTATTAAAAAATTCCCCTAATATAGGTGGGAAATTAGCTTTCATAAACTCTAAACCTTTAACATCAAGTACTTCTTTTTCAATACCTTCTTGTTTTGTTATGTATTGAGCATATCTTCTAGTAGCTCTAAAATAAGCTGTTCTAATAACACACTCAGTTTTCATTTCTAATCTATGCTCATCTGCATTAAGACATTCCTTAGCAAATATATCATAATAATCAGATATTATATCTTGATATGCCAATGCTACTTTTTCTAATAATTCATCTTTTTTCTTATCATCAAAAGATTCAAAATCAGGGTACAAATGATTTAATATTGGTTCTGCATTAAAGTAATTAGAATCAGTATCAACATAAGCACAATAGTTAGTATCGCCCTCATCACAAATAAACCAAGGAGTGTCTTCTAAATATTTCATTTTAATTTTTTCCAGCTGTCTCTATCATACCCAACATAGTCAAATATAAACTTCTCTTTTGAATAAACCAAATCAGCTAATTCTTGAGTATAATAAGATGCAACTTTTTGTTGATTATCTTTAGTATAATTATCTTTTTCTCTCTCACCACCATAAGTGTTAAATCTAACAACAGCATCTGCTATTTCATCCCACCTTTCTTGACTGCAATTATTCTTTAATTCTGGTATCGCTGTTAAATCCTCTTCCATATATTCTAATCTAACTAAATAATCAGGATTTCTACCAATTTTAGGCCATTCTAACCAATAAAAAGTATCCATTGAAGGATTAGTGTCAAAATTTTTATATCTATCTTTTGTTAAATAATCTTCAAATGATACACCAGTTTCATCATTTATATCAGTCCAAGTGGAAAAACACATTGTATAAGGATTTCTAGTATTACAAATAATTCTATAACTATCATCAGCACCTTCTGGTATTCCTTGTTGGTGAGTATGAGATCCCATTCCTTTAAAAATGTTTACCCATCCTTTTTCATTATGTTTAAACATTAAATCTTTAACGTTAACACCGGTTATAAAATTACTAACTGCTCTTGATGCACAACCTGCCGTGCCCCAATAAATTAATTTTAAACTATCGCTTTTATTCATATTGATTTTGCTATTAAATTTTTAAACTTTGTTGTTGACCATCCATGGTCTCTAGATAAATAATGAATTGGAATTTTTAAATCATCACCTGTAAATGGTTTATCAATATAATCATCCCCTAAAAACCTAACATCAAATTCACCTACCTGCAATAAATCATAAAGTTGCGCTTCATAATTATAAGAAAACACATCACAAACACTTTTAAATTCTAATAACATTTCTTTTCTTTCTTCAACAGATAATATAGGTTTTAACTTATGTGGTCTTTCAAGTGTCGGGTCTTCATGTAATAATACTATTAAACAATCACAATGTGAAGCACATTCTTTAAACATTTTTATATATCCAGGGTGAATTACATCAAAATTCCCTGCTATGACTCCTTTTTTCATTGGTAATGTTTTATATCTAACCAATCAGAATTAGTTAGTATATTAATATCATTTATTATATTATTTCTAAGTTCGTTTTGTCTAAATATTTCTGTAGCATAATTGACTAAATCTTCTGTGCTAGTTTCCCCACGAACTAAATTTTCTAATCCCCATAATTTACTATTTATTTCTGACAACTCCAAGTATAAATTTTGAAGTTCACTATCATGTTCTTCAAATAACACAACACATAAAGGATTTAAAGCCGCAAATTGTCTTTCAACATTAGCTAGTTTATCCGAGTTTTTTATATTTAACAATTTTAATTCTAAAATTGAAATTCTATCTAATAACTCTCCGTTTGATATTTCTATTTTCATATTATTAAAATCTAGAATCACCTGGAATTTTTATAATTGGTCCTGGTTTTTCACCTTGTGATGTTTTTAAAGGATTATCTATATCTATTTGAAATGTAACATTATTAATTTTAAATCTAAATACTCCCTGTTTTAAAAACTTTTTAAATGCTTTTTCCTGTCTTTCATTCCAAAGTTCACTCATAGTAATCAATTCTTCTTTACTAATAGGTTCCCCATTGGCTCTTATATGCATGTTTTTTCTTATAGATTGTTTTTTTAATGTCATATTTCTAATTTAATTTTATTATTAATTACTTTATTCATATGCCTATTAGCACATAAAGCTGATTCTTGAATTATTCTGTGTCCTGTTAATGTTATAGCTTCACTTAATATAGATAAATTCATTCCATATCTAAATGAAGGTAAAGCTGTAGCACCATATAAACTATTAAGCAAAATTTTCATTGTATATTGCATTAAATAATAATATTCACCTTTTTCTTTATCATTCGCCTTAAATGCTTTTTTCATAGCATTTTTATACACAACACGTTCATCAAACCATTTTTTTAATATAGTAGAAAGTACTGATTCATTTTCAGAATCAAATATAGTTCCATTAGCAGTTATTTTTAAATTATGTTGCTCAATATTATATGCTAAAACACCTGCTTTTACTTCTTCAACTTTATTAGTTCCAATCCATTTTGGTTTTTGAATATATAATTTAGTATCGGAATCCATTTTCTTTAAGTCATTTAATCCTAATCTATTATTACGAGATTTTTCATTAATAGTATAATCAGCATTAAGTTCAACAATACGACTTACTAAAGTTTCTTTTCCAATATTACAAGTCATAATAATTGAAGGATATAGTGATGTTAAATCTTCATCAAACATATACTTGTATAAACCAGCTTGAGGACAAAATAAATAACCACCAGCATAACCTTTCTTATTTTGTTGATTAAATTCCTTAGGGGGAGGAATAATATTTTTATCTAATAAATAAGCTGAAATAGCTCCATCTTGAGTAATACTATTAGCATACACTTCACTATAGTTATGTTTTCCTTTATGTGATAAGTTTTTAGTTAAAGCTATATACTGAAGTTTTTCATCTAATAGTTTTAGTATTTCAACATCACGGAAGTTATATTGGATAAATTTCTGTATATCAGTTTCAAATAATTGGTCTAAATTTCCCTCATATTCAACTTTACCTATACCAGTATATTTTTCTCCAATAGCATCTAAAGTCCAACTTGGTTCATCTTTCCAACTATATTTTTTATGTAAACGAATATAATCTAAAGATTCAATACCTTTAATCTGTACAAACATATTTTGTTTTGCAAAATAATGTTTGCCCTGTCTTACACCACCTACTTCAAGCCCTCTTCCATGATTATCTCTATCTATAGGAGCAAATTTTCTAGATGTAACTGGGTATACTGTTTTACCATACATTGGAGATATTTTATCTGCTTCATTTCTACCTAAAACCTCAACCATTCTATAATATAAATAAGGTATATCAAAGAAATCACTATTATACCCAATTAAAATATCTGGTTCATTATTTATAATCCAATCTCTAAATTTTATAAGTAGTTCTTCTTCAGTTTTACAAGGTATAACGGTTTTTTTCTTGTATTTTTTAGCATTACCTAATTCAGATTTTTTATCTAAAATTAATATAAACCATTCATCTTTTTGTTTATCCCACCAAGCAATTGAAGTAATAGGCATAGGAGCTCTTTCAATATATTCTTCAGTTAATGCACCTCCAATTTCACACTCAATATCAAAAAATATTTCTCTATGGTTTATAGAAGGTTCATCATCAGTTCCATATTTTTCAACTAGGAACTTTTGAATTACATTCATATCCTGAAAATGTAAATTAGGAGTATTATTATGACTATAATCTCTATTTTTAGTAAAATACCAATTTAATACTGGTCTTAGAAATTCACCATTTAATCCCTGATATTCAGCATCCTGTTCATTACATTCTTGATATGCAACGTTATTATATTCTATTGTTTGTTTTTCGTGGTCACTCTCAGTTAGAATTATTTCAAATTGGTTTGGTCCTAATTTAAATCCTTCATATGCTTTTATATACATTACCTAAGTTTACATTTATCAATTTCTGATTTTGTAAAAAACTGATGGAGATCAGGTTTAAAGTAATTAATTGATTTCATTACTTTTCTATCTCTGGTACGGTAGACAATATACCTTCCTTCCTCAACTTTCTCAAAATGACAGGCCTCACCTTGTTCCTTACTTCTTTGGCTGACGGTGAGTATGGCTTCTTCTTCAGTTTTACAAGCTTTTGACATATTGCTTGCTTGTACTTCAAGATAGGCTGGCCATATCTTATCTTTAAGGCCATGTAACATAGTACCGTTCCCAATGGAAACGTAAGTAATATCGCACAAAGCGTCCAAAACTTCCACAATGTCGCCTCGTTGGCAAGCCTCTTTATACTCCTCAAGTTCTTCGAGGACAAAATCATAGACGAATTTCCACTCTTTTTCGTCTGGGATAGTTGGTTCATAATTATTAGGTTTATTAAATGTTCTATTAAATATTTCTACCTCATCAACGAATGGAACTAAACCATTTGCTTCAGGATCAAATACTTGAAAGTCTAATTTTAATTGTTTACTCATTATTACTCATTTTTTTCCACCAAGAGGTTTTAGCTCCTTTAGGCATTGTTAGACCACCAATATAATGAGAATCACTCAGGTGTTCAACCTGTTTTAAATAGTCAGGTAAAGCTTCTGAATCTTCTCTTTCCCATGGATACACAATCCATTGATCCCCTACTTCTTTAGCATAAATGCAATCTTTAAACTTTGAGGTAGGTTTATTATGTAATACAGCCCAATAAGCACCAGGTGCTTTACTTAAAGTATGTCCTGTATCATTAATATCATCTACAACTATAGTATTTTTACCTGGATGTAAAACAAAAGGTAGTCCTAATTGGTGTGAAATTAATACTGCTGGAATTAAACCTCCTCTCGGTAATCCCATTACTGAATCTATATTAGGATAATCCATAAAAATTTTAGTGCAAAGTATTTCTACACAATTTTGGATTTCATCCCAATCTAGATATATTTTAGATGTTGTGTCCTCCATTATTTATTTTTATTGAATCAAAGAATTCTTTTCTAGCCAAATTCTGATTTGCTCTAAATACACCTGATGCTTTAGTTGTAACCATAGATGCTCCTTCATGTTTAACACCTCTACAACTAACACAATTATGTGTTCCTACAATAGTAACAATAACACCTTTATTAAGGGAAGTAATTTTATTTACAGCATTATGGATAGCTGCTGTTAATTGTTCTTGTATTGCTCCTCTTCTACCAAATAATTCAACTATCCTATTTAATTTAGATAATCCAACTACTTTACCTCCTTCTCCTGCTATATAACCTATATGTACTACACCTTTAATTGTTTGGTGATGATGGGAACACATTGAAGTTAAAGGAATATTTCTCTCAATTATAATACCATCATAACCATCTGAAGGGAAAGCAGTAACATCAGACATGGGAGTATATCTACCTGCCCATAAATCATTTACATAAGCTTTAGCTACTCTCATAGGTGTATCAGCTGAATTGGGATCGTCTTGCCAATCACAATCTAATGCTTCTAAGAATCTAGCGTAAGCAGCTGCCGCTTCTTTAATCATTTTTCCCTTTTCTTTATTAGTAAGTGGAAATCTATGAGAAACGCCATTTGCGAAACCTTGTTTTACAACCTCTAGATCCATAAATGTTTCTATTTTTTTCTTTGCCATAAATTTGTTTTTTTATTAATACTCTAATTTTATTTGTTCAACCCATTTTGATAATCTTTCTTGTGTTAATTCACCTTGATTATCTTCATCTATGCATAATCCATAGAATACATCGTCTTTTATTATTGATTTTGGGGTTGTTTCAAAATCATAAGACTCATCCTTATCAGTATAGCCAATTACTCTACCTCCGTTTTTTAAGATAACTTCAGCTAAAATACCTATGCCATCACAAAACCACTCATCATAACCTAATTGATCTCCTAAACCAAATATAGCTACTGTTTTATCTGTAAAATCTATTGTTTTAAATTCTTCGAAATAATCTTCCCAATCACTCTGAAGTTCACCATCATACCAAGTAGGTATACCTAGTATAAATTTATCATAATCCCAATCTTCTGGGGTTAAATCAGCTACTGTAGTTACTTCTGTATTGGGTAGTAATTTAATTAAATCCTCTACAACTAATTCAGTATTACCTGTGTCAGAACCGTATATTATTTTTATCATTAATTAATTATATTGTAACCAAGTTGTTAAAATGTATTTATCATCTGATTCGGGCATATATCCTTTATGTACATAAGGCCAACTAGCTGGGTGAATAATTAATTTCCCAGTATTTGGTTTTACTTTAAAGTAATCATCATTGCCCTCTTCTTTAAATAAAAATCCAGTTTCACCTCCTTCTTCTACATTATTTAAATATAGAATATAAACAAATTGTCTAATTGCTGTATCTACACATTCTTTTTCTACATGCCAAGCATTGTAATGACCACTTCCTTTATCATATTTTTGAATCTGAAGTAAAGGATAATATGTTTTATCTTCAACAATCATATTATGACGATAATCATTATGATGAGGATAATTATTTAAGTATGCATCTGTATATTCATTAAATCTACTCATAACTAAATTTGCTAATGATTCATCATCTTCATTTAATAAATTATAGTCAGTTGATTTTTTAAATACATTTACACCTCCATCTCCAGACATACCTTCATATGCTTTGCCCGTTTTAATACCTTCTTCTAATTTATATATTATTGATTTACATTCTGCTTCTGAGAATGCATTTGGGAATATTCCTATTGTGTCTTTTAATTTCATATTATACGCATCTTTCTGTGTTAAAGGCCATTATATGGGAGCGGCCTGTAAATCTCCATCCTTTGTCCCTGACAAAATTCATAACTACTGGGTATGATTCAAATAATGATTCTCTATCATCACCTGCAGGCATAGCCCATATTTTTTCAGCTGGTACATTTAGTTTTTCTACTAATTCATCTACTTCAGGTACCATAGATAAATCTTTATCAATTACTGGTTTAATATGGTAATCAGAATGATAATCAATAGATTGTCTAATTGCCTCTATATTCATTCTTTTTGAATTGTGTTTTTTTACCATTCTTTCATCTACTGTTTCTCCTTGAGGTGTTATAGCTCCCACCACTGGAATACTGTTGCTAAACTTAGGACTAATAGATAACAAATTAATAGGATAATCGGTAGGTAAGAAATGGGATCCTTCTGTTTCAATCGTGATAAAAATTTCCCTATCATGAGCAA